TGGCAGTTCTACAAAAATAAAAGGGATCCTCCGACGTCCAAAGAGGAAAAAGAGGAGGCTATGCGGCTGAGGGAATTTATTCTGGAGCGCGCGCCTTCAGGTAGAGATATCACACAACAGGATATGCTGGATTTAGGTAAATCTTTTTTTGAGACCGGAATTATCGGTAAGCCTGCTGTTATTGAAACCGGCTTTGCCGGGTTTGATTTTCTCGGCGGTCCTACAGAAGTTACTTTTGAGAAAGCTGTCAGAACCGGAAAGGAAAGAGAATTTTTCATCAGAAGTGAGGATATTACTGATGATGAACGTCAGAGGGCTAATAAACTGATAGCCGCTCATAACCGAAGACCTGAAATTCTCAGGAACCCGTCGAGACAATGGGCGGCTACGGAAGAGAATATCAGTCTGATAGTCACCAGAAAATTCCGGGGAATCGGAAGAGCATTGCAACTGCAATAAGGATATTTATGTTCAGTTTTTTATTTATGTTGATAAGATGGGGATTAATATTTCTGGGAGCCTGTACATTGTACTTATGGCTGACACTTGAATTATCAGGGATAGCTTAGATTATGGCGGATACAGCGGGAATAGAAAAATTAACAGCAGAGGATTCAAGGATCAGCCTTGATGATCTGGCAGGTGTGAATGAGTCGGGGCTTTCTGCCCTTGCTCCTGACGTGCTGCCTGATGAAGAGGAAGGCTTTGAACTTGATGATCTGGCGGATTTCAACAGTGTGCCGAGACAGGAATACAAGCAGAATCAGACTTTGACCGGAGGTCTCAATCAGCAGTCGGCCGGAGAGATTCTTGATATTTCTGACAAAAGCGGTCTCAGTCCTCAGCTGGTTCAGCAGGATTTACCAACGGCTAAAATCCGGGCTTTCACTCCCGGCATCGGTCAGGATCTGGATAGTTCAATTGAACGTTTCGGCTCCAATAGCCCCTATCATGTGGCTTTAATTCAGAGTGAGGCTCCGGTTTGGAACGGGATCATCAATAACTGGAATAAGGTGACGGGATTTCTCAGGAAGACTGCGGAGAACGTGGTGGAGTCGCACCGTCAGGGAACTATCGGCATGGAGCTTAATCAGCTCTATCATAATAAATTCTACAACGATGATGACTCTCAGGATTCGAAAATACGCTCATTGGAGTTGAAGTTGAAACCTGTGCAGGCCGATGATCTGTTTCAGGATATTGTTTCAGTAACCGCTCAGACTTTGCCGCAGATAGAAACCGCTCTGCTCAGAGGTGGGGTAAGAGGCTTTCAAGTGGGAGCAGTCAGCGGCGCACTTGGGTTCTCCGGTGGGCCCTTATCTCTTTTTACTGCTGGGGTAGGATTTGCGTTTGGGTTCAACGCCGGAGTGTATGAACAGATTTTTATTCAGGAATCGGGACAGGCTGTTAAGGAATATTCTGAAATCGAAGGGGTATCTCCTACTGAGGCTAAAATAGCAGCGGGGTTAGTTGGTACTATAAATGCCGCTATAGAACTAACCAAATTCAGATTAGTACTGAAAACTATTCCCGGTGGTAATAAGATATTATCTTTCGGAACAAAACAGGTGGTTAAAGATGCTCTGCTTAAACCTGCCTTCAGAAAAGAACTGAAAAAAATAGGTCTGGATTATATTACGGCTATCATCGCTAATGCTACTGAGGAAGGCCTGCAGTCGATAGTGACGGATGAAGTAGGTGAATTACTGAAGTTTGTGACCGGCGAGAATCCGACATTCACTCCGCAGAAGGATATTCTGAAAAAAGCAGGCGCTGCATCCATACAAGGCCTGAAGGGTGGCATAGGGCTTGGTTCTTTCGGTACAGGAGGCCGGGTATTGATAGCCGCCGGTCAGGCGGCAAGAGCGGAAAACTTCTATAATCAGCAGGTGGAAGTCGGAGATCAGATCAGTACTACCGGAATGAAGAAAGCGTCACCTGAAAGAACAGAGGAACTTCTCAGTACGGTTGAGGCTGACAAAGAAGTGGTGATTGCGCCTGAAGAGACTACGGCTCTACTTCAGGAAAACAGACAGGAATTATTTGATAAAATCGGAATCAGTGAGACGGAGATTGAGACATCACTGACCACCGGACAGGATATCGATATGAGGATGTCCACTGTCTTCGCTAAACTGAACAAAGAGGAGATCAGAGATTTTCTTCAGCATGTCAGGGAAGACCCGAACGGAAAATCATTCAATGAGGCCAAAGCCTTTAATCTTGACGAGGCTGTAGCCCGTCAGATTGACATTCAGAAAGAGGCCCAGGTTGAGGAACTTGAATTACAGGATAATCTGTCCCGTTTAAGAAACGAGGTCAGACAGGCTGGATTCGATAAAAAATCTTCCGGAGCCATCAGCAGTATCTGGGAGGCTTATAGCCGCCGGATGTCGTTGGAGGGGCAGGAATTATCGGAGTTGGTTAAACGGCTTAAAATCCGGAAGGCCACAAAAAAGGACCTGGAGACAGTCACAAGAATTCAGGCTGAAAAGGGGGATATTGAGGACGTCGGTTTCGCTCCTTTACCAAGAGGGCTATTGTTGAAAGACAACGATGAATTCATTATCTCCCTTTTTGAGGGGGCTGATATTTCGACTCTCTCCCATGAGACGGCTCATGTTTTTTTCTCTGAGATCAAGGGTCTGGCCCTGGAACATCAGGTTCCCTCTCTTGAGAAGGAATGGGGACTGATTAAAGAATGGTTGGGTTCAGACAACAATCCGACTGTGGCCCATGAAGAGAAATTCGCGGAAGGTTTTGAACAATATCTGCTGGAGGGCAAGGCTCCGACGAAAAACCTGGAGAAGGTTTTTGAACGGTTTAAAAGCTGGCTGGTTGAAATTTACGGTAAGCTGGTGAATAAGGATATCAAACTCAATCCTGACATTAAGGGTGTATTTGACCGTCTACTGACAACTGAACAGGAGGTGAATGATTTTATTTTGGATAATGAACTTATACCTTCAGAAAGTGTTGTAGATGGGTTAGAATTAACAGATGCTCAACAACAGGTATTACGAGGTTCTTTACAAAAGAACGGCCGTGAGAGGACGCTGAATACCCTTGAGCGGCGTATTCGTAAAGAACTGTTTAAAAGGCGTCCTCTCTGGAAAGAGACCGCCCGGACGATGGTGGACGCACTGCCTGTCTACAGATTATCCGATGATCTCTCTCAAGGAGTGATCAGAGGTTTTGACCGTGGTACAATTAATGAACTCTACGGGAAAAATACAGGGGATAAATTAAAGGCTAAGAATAACCGGTTTGTAGTAGCTCAGTTCGGAGACCTGTTTCCTGAAGTTACTCTCCAGGATTACATTGTTGAACCTCAGACACCGGCTGATCTGATCCGGGAACTGGTGAACGCTCCGCCTAAGGAGCTGAGACAGAATGAGATGATTCTGGAATTCGAGAAAGATTTTCTGAAGAATCTGACTGCCGAGGAATCATTTTTAAGCTGGTCTGATGGGCTGACAGGCTACCTTGAGACTCTGGGGAATTTCATCAGTAAAAGAGCGGGATTGGAGGTTAAACCTGCTGCTGATTTTAAACTGGAGGCTGAAAAAAGAATCGCGGTTGAGCCGGTCCGGGATATTCTGAATACCAATACCGCTTTGATAGCGATGCGTAAGGCTTTGAGGCAGAAGGATGAGTCCATAAAAAACGGTGATTTCGCGGAAGCGGAGAGATTGATGAATCGTGCCAGATTCAATTATGAACAGGCCAGAGCCTCTAAGAATCTTCGGAATGATATCCGCCGTACCCGCAGTAAAATCCGGGCTGCGGTGAAATCCAAAAAGAAAATGCCTCCGGCTTATCAGGAGAATGTCAAAGCTCTCGGAATCAGATACGGCTTTACCGATGGAGTTATCCGGGCTGATAAACCTTCATTGAAATCATTGATTTCAAAACAAGGGGATACTGATCTGACGGCGGAACCGGTTTTTGATGATTTTCTGTTGAATGAGACAGATACCAGGCCGTTCAGGGATATGGCCGTGGCCGAGTATGAGGAACTGGCTGTCCTGGTGGATTATCTGGATGCTAAAGGCCGTTTTATCGTGAAGGATGTTCTGCTCAGTCAGAAAATAAAACGCAGAGAATTAATAACAGAACTGACGGAACCGAGTCGGATTCTGAAAACCCGAAGAATTTTCAATGAAGGTTCACTGGCCCGTACTCTGTCGGGCAACATCAGTAATTTTTTCGCGCAGACGGATAAATTCGTCTACGTGATGAGAGCTATGGATGCTTTTCAGAATATCGGAGCCAAAGGAACACCGGGTCCGAATGAGAGGTTGTTGTGGAATGCTTATACTGATACGGCCGCTAAAAGTTTTGAATTGGCCGGAGAGGTTGACGCGAAAATGAAACCGGCTTTGGATCAGTTGTATAAAAGCGCCCTGAGTTTTCCGGGTAATCTGGTGGAGGGAATGCCCCGCCGTCCTGATATCTGGGTTAAACAGGGCAGGCAATGGACATTTGAAAACATCGTCGGCATAGCCCGGCTGATGGGGCTGGAGGACAACCGTAAAGCGGTGGTCGAAGGATTCGGATTAAAAATGTCCGAGATTCAGCAGGCTCTCTCCATTCTGACTGATGCTGATTGGGATGCTGTACAGACCATTTGGGATACTTTTGATTTTCTCTGGCCGGAAATGCAGCGGATCAGAACCGAAGTGGAATTTCTGCCTACCAGAAAACTTCAGGCTTCTCCTTTCAGGACTCCTACCGGGAAAATTCTGGAAGGTGGGTATCATCCTCTGGTGGTTGATTGGACCTTAGCCTCGAAGATCAGAAATAATGAGGAGATTGAAAATCTGAAAGCGATGTACCCGACTATGTTCCCGACAGCCTCCACCAGAAGCGGTTCTCTCAAGGTGAGAAAAGGCTTCGGCGGGCTACCGCCTCAGACGGACTGGAATGTGCTGACCAAACAACTGAACTGGAATCAGAGATATATCACTCATACGGAACTGACCAGGGATATGAGCCGGATATTTGCCCGTGATGGCGAATATTACAACCAGGTATCCGACAAATTAGGAAAACCTGTGGCTGATCTGCTGATCGGGCTGAATAAACATGAGGCTGTGCCTGACGCTGTACAGATGAATAAAGGAGACAGAATCCTGCTTAATCTGCGGAGTATGGCTTCGGTCTATACTCTGGCCTTTAATCCCTCCGTCTCTCTGAAACAGTTGTTTTCCATTCCTAACGCCGTTCTGGAATTCGGCAGAGCTGATTATGTGAAGGGAGCTTTTATGTTTCTGAAAGACCCGATAAAAAATTCACAGCTTGTGTATGAATTATCTCCGTTTATGAAGGAAAGAGCCAAGGGAATGAACAGGGAGATATTTGAATCCGCTCAGTCTCTGAAAACCATTCCTAAGAATAAATTTACGGCTAAACTGAATGATCTACGTAGAATCCGGGAATTTATGAACTGGATAGGAATCAGAACCATGGATTATGTAGCGGTTCAGCCGATCTGGTTTGCGGCTTATCAGAAATTCATGACTGAGAGCGGAGGCAATATTCAGGAGGCGGTGAACAGAGCCGACGCGGTGATAGCGGCTACCCAGCCTAATAATCGGATAATCGATATGTCGGCTTTCCAGCGTAATCCTAACGGCTGGATCAGGCTTTTCACTATGTTCGGAAGTTTCATGTTCACTTACGGCAATCAGCAGCGTGCCTTTCTGAATGCTTGGAAATCAGGAGTACTGAGTACTTTTGATTTTGCTGATTTTGTGCTGACCGCCGCAGTCATGCCTCCTGTCCTGATGTATCTGCTGTTTCAATGGGCAAGAGATGATGAAATTGATGAAAAGGATGTATTATTATCAATTTTTACATATAATGGTGGCACAATTCCGTTTGGACGTGATATAATAAACGCAGGAGCATGGACATACAAGACAGGCAAGAGCAGCGACGCTTTCTGGAAAAGCCCGGCTCTGATCGGTCTGGATCTGGGACAGGATTTAATGGAAGGTATCATCCGGATGACGAAAGACCTGGGGAGTGAGAAAAAACAGGAGCGGGCAATCTTCGCTTTGGCTGAGTTCGCCAGTTTTACTCTGCGGGTACCGGCTTCCAGAATCTTCAGAAACACTAAGGAAGGTTTCAGACAGTATGAAAGCGGAGACGGTTCTTTCGATAAACTGTTCAATATTTTCAGTCCTTCTCCTGAACAAAGGAGAGAGGGACGTAAAGCATTCACAAGGTTTTAGATGACGGTAGGCTTCACCACAGCGCAGGTTACTTTTCTGGGGAACGACAGCACGAAAGTTTTCAATTTCGGGTTCCCGATTTATGCTCTGGCCGATATGCAGGTATTTCTCACCGATATCACGACAGGTGTAGACACAGAGCAGTTATCGAATTTTACGGTGAATCCGGCTACTCCCGGTATTTTCCCGACTGTGGGAACAGTGACTTTCCCGGTGACAGGCAGTCCGATTGATACCAATACCAAAATCACTTTAAGAAGAAAGACTCCCTACGCTCAGGAGTTTCTTGATTTAGGCCGTAATACAATCATTAACGCCGGAATTCTGGAAGACGCGATAGACCGGGTGGTAGGAATGGTTCAACAGAATCAGACTCTGGATCTTCGTTCATTGAAAGTAGGGATAACTGAACCTGAACTGAGTGTCCAGGAATTTGTAGATAATCTGCTTATTCCGACAGTAGTCGGAGCGATAATAGATAATCTGACTACAACGGAAGCGGCTCAGGCTTTGTCGGCTAATCAGGGAGTAGTGCTTAAGGCGTTAATCGACGCTCTTCAGGTTTTAATCGACGCTCTTCCGATAGTCATCGACAATCTGACTACAAACAGTGCTGTCAACTCCTTATCAGCCAATCAGGGGTTGATTCTTAAGGGACTGATTGACAATCTGCCTGCTGTGATTGACAACCTGTTATCGACAAGCCCTACAAATCCTCTCTCGGCTAACCAGGGGCTTGTGTTGAAAGGACTGATTGATGCGTTGGGAGCGATGCCTATTAAATCTAATCAGGCTGAGAATGAAGCCGGAACGAATGACACTAAATTTGTTTCTCCTCTGGGAATCAGACAGGCTTTACGGGCAACCGGCAGCGCCCCTGTTTTCGCTGTAAGGGTATGGGCTAATCTGGACGGAACGGCTGGGGATACCTCAATTAATGCCAGCGGTAATGTGTCAAGTTTTATAGAAGAGGCGACAGCTGATTATACTGTGAATTTCACTACGGCAATAGAAGATACGAATTACGCGTTGCATATATTTTCATTTAATGATTCCTCTAATAATGACGATTTTATTGTGCAGATAGTAGATAAAACAACCACCAAAATACGTTTCAGAACAGCATCACAAGCTGGTGGCGCTAATGATGCAGCATTTTTTAATGCCCATGAACATATAAATGTGATTATCACCAGATAAAATGCAGATAGTTATTTATAAAAGGACGGATAATACGCTCGGGATTCTTAACGCTCCCGGTGATTTACAAGCAGCGGCGGACAAAGATGTTCCTGCGGGGTTACCTTATTGGATAATTGAAGATACAGAATTGCCTTCGGATACAGTAAAAAGGGATAAATGGAAACTGGATGGGACAGAAGGAGCTCCTGATGGAACCGGAGCATAGAATATGAATATTATAATTGATGATAATCTTGTCTCAGCCGCACAGCAGATAAAAATTGATGCCTGGACAGCGGATGTATCGGTCTGGCATGATGAGTTTCTGCGCCCTGAACGTAAGAAAAGATTTGAATTTTATGATCAATATCAGCTGCAGGGCCCCTGGACTGATCTGACAACAGCTGAACAGACGGAATTTACCACATGGCGTACAGCCATGTTGGATATGACTGTTACTTATTCGTCTTACACGGATATTGTAACCTGGCCGGCCGACTGTTCCTTTTTTGAGATTTACCCCGGATAGAATAATGAAAAAGACAGGATTATTCAGACCGCTTTCTCTTAAACCGGAAGCCGTAGATACGAAAAAATTCTGGATGCTGCATGTTTTGGATAATGCTTTCCGTTTTTCCCTTTTCGATTCGGATACAGAGTGGTTTGTAGAACATGATAAACTGGTTTCAATGAATGCCTACAAAGGATTGAAGCCTTTGAATATGAAGGAGATGCTGGACCATCTTGAGAAATCAGCTCCCGGCTATTTTCATATAGCTGTTAATACTCAATTATACCTGATCCGGACCAGAATGCAGTCTTCACCGGGACTTCTGTTGAGATGGAAAGAAGAGGATGTTCTGTGGCTGGAGGATACTCATCTGTCGAAACTGAATTTTCTGGATTTTTATCAGAAGGAACTGCTTCCTAAAACTGAAAAATCATTAATTGTACGGCCTGTAGATAACTTACTGCCAACAAAAGAAGAGGAAAAGCAAAATGGAGAGAAATTTATTAACTGAAACCAGATGTCAGGTTTCCAATTTCGGGTTCCAGTCCCTTATCCTGCCCGGTCTGAAAGGCAGAGGGCTTGGAGATGTCGTCAGTATCACTGATGATGATACCATACATGGGCTTATTCACATAAAGAATGATGAATATAAAATCTATTGGAAGTTTAAGCCGCCTCAGCCGAACAATTTTGTAACACTCAGTACTTATGAAGAGGTTGACGAGATTCCCCAGCCGGAAGAAAAAACGGATGAAGAGCCGGAACTGCTGTCAATTCCAGACGTTGTTCCCCCGTCGCCCGTTACTTACAAATCCCGGTTTGCTGATATTCTCGGCAGACAGAAGAAAAGAATCGAACTTTATAATTCAGTCCGCAAAATAAGAAGCCAGACTTTGGCTCATCCGGATTTATCCGGAAGCAGAGTACTGACTTTCGATAATGCCGGAAGTTGGGCCGGGGCTTTAGGTATGATTCAGAAGGCCAGACAGCTGCGTTTTGAACTAAAGGCTCCTCTCCATGAGTATTACAGCAGAATTACAGGCCAGGGCGATGGGGCTAATATTGCCGCTGCACTTGCGGTCGGGATTTCTATCGACAGACTGAATGAATGGTGGCTGACCGACTGGCGGGAAGTACATACTCCCGGAGTATTACGCAGTTTTCAGAGAATGGTTGTAAAAAGGGTGAAGCGTAATCTGACCGGATTTCATGCCGGACAGGCCCGCAAAGCTCTTCAGAAACTTTTTATGAACGGTAAGGTTGTGCTGCGGATGAAAGACGTACAGACAGAACTTTTTATTTCAGCTATCCAGGCTGATATGAGTATTACTCAGTATTATAATAAAACTCACCCGGAAGTTGAACTATGGACTGCCTGTGAGGATGCGGCTGTCACTAAAATGATATTCGCTCAGAAAAACACCGCAGAAATCGGAGGAGTATTTCTGTCGCCGCCTGAGAAAAATGATTCTATGGGGCTTCTGCTTTCGGAAAATATTGATGAGATTGAGATTACTTCGATAGGAATTCCGGTCAAGATAAATTCTCCCGCTGCCGCTGAACTGTATAAACTGGACGCTGAAGCGGATAAAGTAACCCAACAGAACGCTGCTTATTTTTATTATAATAAAAGAATTTCACAGATTGTCAGGCTGGCACAGAAGAACAATCCTCTGATCAGATATCACCGCCTGGAATGTCAGCCTATCGACTCTATTGTTGCTAATGATACTTCCGAGGCTGCTGAGAAGGCGGGTACCAACAGCGGTTACGGAAAAATTTTCAAAGAATCTTCAACAGAATTCAAGGAGGACGTCAATGCGCTTATCAGCCGGTGATCCTAATACTACAGAAGATGAATATACCTCTGTTTATACTGAGAATACCGGAGACCTTCGGGCCGTCAGCCTGACGGAGAATGTATGGATTTCTTTTGCCTCGCTTTTTGTAAAAGGATGGTTTATCTTCACTTTGATTGTGTTCTTAATAGTAGTATTGTGCGCTTATCTGTTCCCGGATATGAAACGTAATAATGAGACTGAATTCAAGGAGATAGGTATCGGAGTCAATAGTTTCAGATTCGCCAGGAATGTTCTGTCGATAGATTGGACGGAAATTTTTTCAACGACTAATCTGCAGTATCTGACAATGGTAGGGACAGGCAGGCATGAATTATCCGGCCCTAATCTATGGAATGTCGGCGAAAAGTTAGGTTATGGCTTTCTGATTCAGACAACATACGCAAGTGAGGACTTATTGGGTGTATGGGATACAATCACCGATATAGAACAGGGTGAGGCCGCGCAGAGATGCGCCGCTTTAGGTCCCGGATATGATCTTCCCAGTTATAATGAATTGAAACTGGCGGATTATTACGCGGGCCTGACGGCAGAACAGAATTCCTCATCGTTCGGTAGAATAGGAGACAGACTTAAACCTAATCTGAGGCTTGATATCCAGGCCGGCTTTCCTTTGTGGACATCAACTCCGGAAGGTAACGGGTTTCTGAATGGTGATAATTACAGGCTTTATGAGCATGCAAGTACGGAATTACGCTATGAGGATGATGGTTATGAATCTCCGCAGTTAGGATTTCTCTGTGTACTGCGGCCCCATAATCCTTATCAGGAGGACTGATGGAGCAAGTCCAGGCTATCGGAGAATCCGGCAGATGGGAAAGAATCAGAAGATGGAATGAAACTCTTTATAAAACTCAATGCGGTTCAGCGCAGTTTGTGGAATCCCATTTCACTTTCGGCTTTGCGCTTTTTTTCGCGGGACTTTCAGGAATAGCTTTGTCGTTTATAGGAAGTAATTGTGAAGGGAAAATCAGTTATACATCTCCGATTTATTATTGTCTGCTGCTGTTTATAATCGGTATCTGTGCCTGGATATTCATTACTATCCGGCTGACTATACTGAAAATACTGCGGTTATTGGGGATAGGGGTATCTACTCATTATCTGGCATATCAGGGATATGGTTTTTATTCATTACAGTTTATTGACTCCACTATAGCCTGCCATCCTTTCGGGTGGGCCAATGAATTATACGGAAATATGATGATCCATATTCCGGTACTGATGATTATGCTGGCGGCCGCTTTTTTAACAAAGGAATTCGTGTTCGGAAAATAAAATCATGAGGAAATTCATTCTTACAGTCATACTTCTGGTATTATACAGCTCTGCATCAGCGGCAAACCGTCTGAAATGGGATACTGTATTTCTGCCCGGAGATAAAGTCTGTATCTACGATATCGGGAAAGATGATCCCTTAGCGGATAAGTCCCCTACCTCTCTTAAATATTATTATCGCTCTCCTTTAGGAGATCAGAGATCACGTTATGAGTTAAGGCCGTCTGTTACTAAACTTCTGCTCCAGGTCGTCTGGCCGGGATTGAAGATAGAGAATCATAAAGACGGATACGCCTGGTTCAGTGGTACTCTGTTTGTAATCAAAGGAGGGTATGGTCCCGACGCGGAATTTGATGCTTCCACAGAGAAAGGAGCTAATAAACTGGTTCTGCATAAAAACCGCTCCTGGGTGATGAATAGTCAGCTGCTTTATTTCAAGCAGGTCAGATTGAAGAAAAAGAGACTGATGAGAAGCTGTCATAAAAAACAGGAGGTATTTTAATTATGAATTTCAGAGGTCATCTGATCGGAGGCACGACTGCCGCTTTCATAGCCGGAGCAGGCTGTCTGTTCTTAACGGATTACGAAAATTGGGGGGCAGCGTCAGCTGTCGCGGCCGGAACCTGGATCGGAGCCCAACTGCCCGATCTGGATATAGCTTCAACTCCCCGTAAATGGTTCGGCAGACTGGGGGCTGTGTTTGTCCTATTCTGTCTGATAAGCGCGGTTTCATATGGACAGGAACAGTTATTAATGCCGGCCGGCTGTCTTGGTCTTTTATCGCTGCTGCTTCAAAGCGGCTGGATCAAACATCGGGGCATTACTCATAAATACGGATTCGCTCTGCTGCTTAATTATCATTACATTCTTCCGTTTATTCCGGGATTTATTCTGACTTTCGTACCTGAGTTCAGTGAGACAGTAATTCCGTTTATACTGACCGGACTTTCTTTCGGTATTGTCACTCATCTTCTGCTTGACAGTATTTTTCCCTGGCACATAAAGAACTGGGTGTAATTTAAAGGAACTTATGGAACTGATATTTTCAGTATTCACAACTATTGCTAATTGGTATGGGTACTATACAATCGCTAATCTGCTGAAAGCAAACTTCGGATTGATTGTTGTACTCTTCGCTTTGTTAGCCGTCTGTCTGTTGCTATATCGCCTGTGTGATCGTCAGTTTCCGAGACCGGGGCGTGATAGTTTCAAACGCTGGGTATTTACAACTGTTATTATTTTTTCCATTTCTTCGTTTTACATGGTAGTGTTTTTCACTATCTTTTACGAAGTGAAAAAACATGCCGGAAGCCGTCATATTCAGCCTGCTTATCACCAATCATCTGTTGTTTAGGAGTGTTCAATGAAAATCGGAAGTTATTTTATATTTTTTCTGCTGCTGATGTTTATTACACCTGATATTCAGGCAGCCTGTTTCAATAAAAATACTCCTTGGTGGGGAACAGGGGATACTAAAGAGACATGCAGATATAAGGCGAAGCAGGTGGCTAGACAGAAAGCACTGGAATTGAAGGCGAGAGACCTGGAAATAAACAAACAGGAATATAACCTCAGAAACGGGATAACAGGCAATAACAATGTTGTTTTAGGTCTTGGTGGATTGTTCGGTAAAAATCAGCAGGAGAATGCTGACATGGCCGTAACCTCTCTTGTACAGACCAAACATCAGCTCAGAGTGGAGATTATGGGTTTTCTGAAAGCCGACTCCGCTTATTTCAATGCTCCCAAAGCCCCCGACGCGATATTTTTCAACGGTGCGGCCTGGGAATATTATGTCAGCCCGAATATGGGATTCGGGGTATTATGGCAGCAGTTCAGTCTGAGTGGAGCGAGAGACTTTGATGTGATTAAGGATAACAGCGGTGATGTTCTTTTTTTTCCGGGGAATGTGACCAAAGGTGATTATTCTCTGCTTCTGCCGTATGTTACTTTCAACGGTCAGATCAGTGATCCCTGGCATTGGACTTTCCAAGTGGGAATAGGTAGAAATGAAGTGAAACTTGAATATAAGGAAGTTGATTATAAGGCCTATCCTAACGCCAGGAAATCCGAAGACAGAGAACTGACTGATTCCGCCGCTTTCATGTTCGGTCTGAATGTAGAAAAATGGAGCAGTGGTATGAAATACGGCTGTGGTACCAGAATCATCACTTCCAGTGTGGACACCTCTGACTATCTGGAACAGATGAATATGGGCAGTCAGCAGTTCTTATGCTACGTTCAATGGATGATCAGGCCTTTGGGACTTTTGTAACTTTTCCAATTTTTTAGCGATATCTTTTTTGAAATCAATATATTTATTATATGCGCTGATTAAATCTTCCTCTGAAGAAGGAGATAAGGTTGGAGAAATTATTTCTACAATATCTTGGAAAAATTCATCTATAGGCCGCATTATTAATTCTAATTCTTTATTCATTAAACCCCCACATAATCCTGCCTCTTGAAAGGCAGATAGTTTATTATAGTTTCAATAGCTGTTCTGTCTTGATAACATAGTTTATATTTAAAGCCTACTGATTCAAGCAGTTCTTTTTTACGTTGTTGATATCCGGTTAGTGTATTAGTCCCGAACTTCATTTCCATTCTCAGTCCATGCCAATCTCTGCTGGGGTAATCTAAATTAATATCCGGAAAGCCTCTTACTACACCCGCTCTTTTCAACTTTACTGCTATCATTATATGTCTTTGTCCTCCATTCGGTACTGCATAACACAAATCCAAAGCCTTTAGTAACTCAGGGTTGGGACTTGGAACAGAACAGTTATTGACGGCGACAGGCTGTAACCTTTTAATGTTCAGCCTGAGCCAGTCAAAGAAAGCCACCTGTTCGTCGTGTTCGCTCATTTCTCAGGCTCCTTTCCTATTTTTCCACATGACTGAAGATAATCATCCACAGCCTTATGAAAGTTTCCGGCTAATTCAGGCATGGTTTTGCCTGTGTAGGATAATTCATCGCTCAGGCCTATAATTCTGCCGTAATATTCCTTTGTATCATCATCCAAAGCAACGCTGCCCTGGTATCCTTTGGCACCGGACAGGGTGTTTGTCTGTCTTTCAGAATATTCCTTAAGCAGTTTCAGAGCTTTTGTATAACCGAATGTTAAAGGCTCAATTATTTTCAGCTGTTCTTCTGTAAATTCCGGCTTCAGCCCTACTTTATCACTTTCAAACCGGGCCAGAGTATTCTCAAGGCTGTTTATGAATTTCTTTTCCATTATTTTGTCCTGTTGGTATATAGAATTATAGTGAATAGAGTAAAGGTTTTATGTCTGGTTGTGGATGCTCTGTCTGTATAGTGCATTTTCTGCTTGTGCTGTAATTGCTCTTTATTTTTCATTATTTTGTCCTGTTGATTGTTTTAATTCTGTATGAGATACATGCTTTGCCTTACCATCAGAATCAATATACAAAGCCGAACTGCCGTAGCATCCTGTTTCAATCCATGCTTTTTGATATTCTACTGTATTCTCTAAAAAAAGTTTATCTGCCATTTTTTGAAATTGTTCTTTATCTGTAATTTTATCTATTCCCATATTGTTCTTCTTTTCCATTGTCTTCTCCTGTTATTTGTTTAGTTTTCGGGGTTATGTTGACAGTCTGATGCTGATTACTTTCTTCTTCAGCGGCTTCAGCTTCCCACATTTTCATCTCTTCAGCCATTTCAGCCTTTCGTATCCTCATCCATTTATCAGAATCGCGTTCAAATCTGCGTTCCTGTTCCTTTAAGGCCGCATCCGCCATTCTTTTGCGGTGATGAAAATCAGCCATAGCCGCTTCATATTTAAATTTACGGACTTCCCTGACTGTTTTAATATATTTGATTAACAAAGTAATAATCAGAATCAATGTGATTAATTCCGATATCATTAGAATAACTTCTTCCACCATTACATCTCCTATTTATAACTTCTGATGATATCCATGACTTTCACGGCCGTGCGGTCATCGTCGGCTTTGATGATATCTTTAATCTTTTCATGGTTATATTCTGTTTCATCTTCCAGTTTATCAAAATGATCCAGATATTTATTATCTGCGAAAGCCGCTTGTAAAGCAAGAACATCGATGGATAACGCGATATGTTTTATATGTATTTTAATCAGAGGTATCAGTGTTGCGGCCAGCTCCTCATCATTTTCCTTCAGGGCCGCTTTTATTTTAACTCCGACTCCTCTTTCCGACATTGCTCTTGTGACAGCGGCAGTCTGGGTCTGACAGAGTCTTCTTAATTCATATACCGCTTGGCGGTCTTCGTTTTCTCCGGTATCAGACGGTATACTCACATCATTAGCGACCTGTGCTGAATTACCTTTTTTAAATCCCGATTGAGGATTGTCCTTATCTTCCCAGGGATCTTTAAATTTGGGTTCAGTCTTTTCAGTCTTTTTCTGTTTCTTTTCCTTCGGTAGATCCGGGCTTTCCGGTGTGATGTCTATTAACTTCGAGTCATGCAGCTCCTCAACCGTTTCCATACCAAACAGCACTTGGGGACAATACCTCCTGATCAGTCTGATTGCCGCTCTGTAAGTCAGAAAATCAGAGGTGAGTTTAGGCCATAGAGTTCCGGGCTTGCTCCACCATCCTGCATCTTTGGCATCCTGGACGCTGCACTCAGCTGTACACTCCATCCCGTTCTGTGTGATGGCGGAAACTACGCATTTCCGGGTATCTCCTGTAGTTGTTTTTTCACCTGAATATTCATATTTAAGTAAATCCTTAAAGATTTTAGCTTTATTGGTTAAAGCAATAGCCATCTGAGTCTCAATACCTAATTTGCCGCTGATGACATAGGTTTTCTGCATAAACAGCATGGGATCAACGCCGAGTCTGACAGCCTGATTAAAGACTATCATACAATCTTCGGTTTTACCTCTGTAATGCGCAGGAACTAGGGCAGAACCTGCGAACATCTTGGCTACACGCCAGGTCTGATTGAATTTGCCTGTATCCAGATAACAGGCAAATTCGCTGTTATCCTGTACCACTATTGAATTTTCTTCTCTTTTTACCAGTTCTTTGTTCTCATCTTCCATTGTTCTCCTTTAGTTAATAGGTCTGAAATATTTATCTAAAACTCTTTCTTTAAACCCTTTACTTTTTTTACCTGCCTTGATCCATTTGTGGCATGCTTCCAGATGTTCCTGATACTTTTCCTGGTTCTCAAATATATAATCTCTGTTATATTCCAGCGGATTTTCAAGATAATCAACATAAGTCAGATAAGGAATTTTCTGTTCAGATATAGCGAAAATCATGTGTTGAGGTGGGTTAATCTTATTTTTCAGACAATACTGTCTGTATCCGGTCACATAATGTCTCTCCTGCCATCTGTTTCTGTTATTGCCGTACTCTGTGACATTGGAAGCACATTTCAGATCAATAATCATTCCCTGGAGTCCCTGCTCAGTAGGATAAACGGCTTCAATATCAGACTTCATTCTGCACTCTGCTCCTGAAATATCAGTCCAGTAATGGATAGTCTGAAATTTCACATCTTTAATGCTTCTCAGCATATTTACTATATTCCGGCCTTTATACTGAGCCTTAGAGAAATTATGCCACATTTTCTGCATTTTTCCCCAGCATTCAAGAGGTATCGGCCTTTTATAGCCGTTCTCTTTTATCTCATCAAACAGAGTATGCCTGGCATTCTGTCTTGCGTTTAATGATCCGTCCTTACTATAAATATATCCGTCTGCTACAGCCTGTGTGATATCATCATCATCCATAATATCAGGAATAGACCTGTAGGTTTGGGAAACAGGCAGGTTATCGGTTTCAGATCGATAGTATTTATCAGTAAAACCGCTTTTGTCTCCGATTATCTGATACTGCACCAAATCTTCCCATATCCTGCCGTTTTCCATATAATTAGTAGGATGAACCTGCATTAAAGCATGGTCAGGGCTTTGGATAAAGGTAGATAACAGACTGCTTCCTATGGCTTTTGAGTTGAAGTAGGCCTGGTCTTCTCTCATTCTTCCTCATCTATGAATACCAGTTTTGCTATACGGAGTATGTATTGTTTATGCTTATGCTGTTTTTTCAGGTACTGAACCCTTTTACGGATATCCTTAAGGCCTGCGCTGTTTACTTCCTGTTCATGGATTAAAGCGTCATTTTTTCCGCCTCTGTAGCTTGACACAATCACATAAATATCTTTCCTTTCCTTTTCGGCCACTAACTTTCTGCCTTGTTGCCACGATAAGGCATTACTGGTTGGTTTTTCAATACCTTGCCTTTCTAGTTGAGCTATATCTTCAGTTACTTCTTCCCAGGTTTTAGGCATTTTTTTCTCTCCATTATATATGTTTTATATACGTGATGGTTTATCAGACTGTTTATTACAACTTTACTTCTGTTATAATTATTTTCTGCCAGCCAATTAAAAAACTGCACTATGTCATCTCCGACGGTAATTGATCGGGTGACTACTTTTCTCTCTTTTTTAAATTCATCCAATTTGACCTCCTTTTATTTGAATACAGACTAAGAATAACTATTAAATAAATTTATTGTCAAGTGTAATAATATTTATTTAATGCTTGACAAATTATCTACTGTATAAATATCTTATTATTGTTATTTAACACAACCTTTTATTTTTAACTCAACGGAGAAAAAATGCCGGAGTTATATGAATACACTTTTGAGACTGAAATCAGTTTTAAAGGTAAGGTGACAGTAGAGGCCGCAAGTCATGAACATGCGGTTGAACTGATAGAAGATGAAATGGAGATTCAGAACAGTCCGTTATTACATAATCAGTGTGATGAATGCTGGGATAGAGCAGTGCAGACTATTAATTATATACCGGGTTAAAGGAGGTGTGAATATGAAATATAAAGTACGACGGATTGATGATGAGTTTATTCAGGAAAAAGGACTGAGTAAAAGCAGGCTGGAACAGCAGGTGCAGATTGTAAAAGATGTTATCGGAAGAAATCCTTTTCAATGCTGCGGAGTAGTAGTGGCCGGAGAAACAAGGCATAAATGGCGGTATTGCCATAGTGTCTGGCTAGGTGATGATCTTTATATTCTGAAGACGGTTTATCTTAAAAAACCGGATACAACAGCAACAGTAATTGCTATTATAGAGGAGGACAGAAGTGAATCAGATGGGAGAAAAAAAGACGGAGATGGGGCAAATGAACATGTTCGTAATGTTGGAGTCGATGAATATAGCAGAGGCTCTGTGTTGGGATCATGAAACTCAGACAGTGAGAGTAGTCATTCTGGGTATGTGTGAGGAGTTTGTAAACCACTCAACCGGTGAATTAACCCCAGAAGCTGAGACCATGATTAATAAAACCTGGAATGAATTGGACACTCAGGAACAGGTAGTATTAACCGACCATGGCATTATATCAGATTAACCGAAGGCAGAGAGACCTACAAACTCTCTGCTTATTATATATAAACAAACAAAAAAAGGAATGAACTTTTTAAAGTATTAAAAGACTATGGGACGTATCCTTGACCGAAAAAATGAAATGTAAAGAGAGAGGTATTTTATATCCGAATGCGGTTAGAGAGAGATATAAAAGGGTCGGGCTATCCATAGTGATTAGTACCGATGTAGTACCTGAAACTATTTCAGAACAACTTAAAGAGCAGGGGTTTGAATTAGATAGTACATATAATCATTTGTTCCGAATGAAAATCAGCTGTGGAGAATATATTGAAGAAATGCGTAGAGCATCTAACCTATTGAGAATCGCAGGTTTTTTAACAGATGCTGAATCTGTTAAAATGTATAAAAGAATGATGAACTATATAGTAGAGCATTTGCAGCTGATAAATAAACCTGAAATAATAAAATAAATTATGGGAATAAAGTGGAAACAGAGAGAGATTTTATTAGACCGTTATATTTCTGATAATATGGGCGGATATAATCGTTCGTTCAATGTACAGAATATTAAGAAACGTGCGGAAATTTCAGGAGAAGGGGATTCCTTTACCGTTCAATACACCGGAGTAAAGGACATCAACGGGAAGAAGATTTTTGAAGGGGATATTTGTCATCTTGAATCACCATACCTAGATGAATCTATGAAAGGGATTACAGTATTTCATGAAGCATGTTTTCAGTTTAAAGTGACGGTTGGAGATAAACCGGAGGCATATAAACATATTATAATGTGGAAGAAAATATGGATTCTAGGCAACGTCTTCCAGAACCCGGAGTTAGTGGAGAAGTACGGGCTGGAATTTTAATAAACAATCTGAGGAGGACAACGAATGTCAGAGATAGACTGTACAATGTGCAAATGCGGTAAAATATTTGCAACAGATAACGGACAGATTTGTCCGAATTGTAGAGAGGCTTTTTGTTCAGATTGCCCTGATCAATGTCAAAAATGCGGTGGCGTGATGTTGAGTATAAAGAAGTACCTAAAAAAGATCATTGAAGAGGGCTCATAAACTAACCCAAGTGTGTGTATAAAATGAATTATACACACAGTTGATAATAACTATAAAGGGAAAATATGGACAAACAATTTTTTATATTTCAGGCGATAGCGCCAGCAGATTTTAAAGAACAACTTATTGCGTATTGGATGAAAGATGAAGACTCAACAAGGGAAACGGTTTTAATGAATTATGGTGGCGAAGACTTGGAGCTGCTATGTCGTAATCTGATCGGTAAAATCAGAACATACGAGCCGGATCTAGGGTATACAGATGACAGTACAAACGGAACTTTATGTTTTGAGGAGGCAGATAATAATTTTGTAATTCCAGTTAACATTTTACATTACGCAGGAACAAACCAATAATAAAATAAATTATGACTATTAAAGACAGAATATTGGATACTTTTGAAAGGCAGTTACAGATCATGGATAAACAATCTAAAACACTGGATTTACTCTGCACAGCGGTATTAGACCTGAAAAAAGAACTGAAAGAGGTCAAAGAGCTGGTGAGACTCCAGAATACAATGAACGGCACTTCAACAATTATAAATTAAACTATGGAAAATTCAAAAAAGTACAGATTTTTAGAGGCTTTGGATAAGATTGTAGGGACTAGGAAAAGAATCAGGTGTAGAGAAGGGACTTGGTATAGATATGATATTTCTTGTGATGATGGTTATTTGCAGAACACTGCTGGTGGTTGGTGGCCGTCGATTGAAGACCAGAAAGCTCAGATATGGGAAATTGAGCCGGGGGAGCTTTATTTATGGGTTGAGTATAATGAGGAGAATAACTCATGGTTATGTAGTTATTCTCCTCCTGGAGATAATTTGACAATAGATCAAGAGAGAGATTCATTTGAACAGAGTGGTTTATTTAGTAAGAAAAAAATACAGAAATTTAAACTTGTACCGGTGGAGGATTAATGGGCAATTTAAACAAAGTATTTTTAATCGGAAGGCTGGGAAAAGACCCGGAATTGAAGACAACCCCATCAGGTAAGTCAGTCCTCAATGTGACATTGGCTTCAAGTGAGTTTTATAAAGATAAGGAAGGGAATAAACAGGAGCGTACAGAATGGCATAGAGTGGTGCTATGGGAAAGATTGGCTGAAGTAGTCAGTCAGTATTGTCATAAAGGCTCGCAGTTGTTTGTGGAAGGTAGTCTCCAGACCAGAGAATGGCAGGATAAGGACGGGAATAAGAGGTATACTACTGAGATTCTGGGAAGGAATATTCAATTACTGGACCCTAAATCTCAAAGCGGAGGGTATGGAGCAGGAACCGACAAGCCGAGTAATTATCCAGGGTATGATGATAAGCCGCAAGCGGAAAAAACTACGACCAGAAAGTTTGAGGTTAAAGGGGATGATGAGGAAACTGTTGAAGATGATGTGCCATTTTAAATATTTTAATCTTGGAGATAATAATGAACAAATATATTGCTAGGTATGGTTATTGGTCGCCTTCATTTGGAATTCACGGCCACAAGACAAATACAATAGATAAAATCATCATTGAGAAAGAAACCCCAAAAATGGTTTATTTTGATAACTGCAGATGGGCAAAATATACTGATGATTACATTATTTTAGATACTTACCCAGAAGCCCATAATTTTTTATTACAGGAATTAACCGGACAAATAACTCATGAAAAAGAGGAAATCATAAGACATAAAGAAAATCTTCGAAAACTTACACAACAAAAGAATGACCTACAAGAAAAGGTAGATAAGGATAATCTAAATAAAACAACCACCTTTTCTTGACTTGTAACTTACCACCCCACAATCTTAATAACAGTCCCCACCGCCCGGCTTTGGTGCATGGCGGTTTCTATCATCTTTTCTTCTGTCAGCAGTTTAATACCTACCCTGTAGTTCTTATCAGTTAATCCTGTCTCCTCTGATGTCTTGGCATTGGAAGACAGGAAACTTCCCACCTCTAAAGTAACGGATGTTGAAGAGTTGATATAGATCAACTTTTTTACACTCACCGCTTTATCCAGACAATACATCCATAAGCGCCAGACTAGAGGATTTTTATAGAGAGGACTTTTTAAACTTTCTTTATAAATCCTCCATGCCGGATCAATCTTCTGTATTTTCTCCTTTGGAATATCCATTGGAGCTGTTAATTGCACCTCTTCATTTTTCATCAGAAAAGAATCATAACCTCTTTTTCTGATATGTCTAAGAGCATTTCTCAGTAGAAAAGTTACCCCTTCACCTTTAAATTTAAAGCTCAGTTCTTTGCTGTTTTTCTCTATTTGTTTCAGTAAATCTGTTGTTATTCCGATAGTTGTTTTCATTGGTATAGTATGTGTTACAAGGTGATATGACTTAGATATATGACTAAGTAATATACCCAAGGAATATGTCTTTGTCATATTTATTTAACAGGCTTTTTAAACCACACCCTATACTCAGCTATCTCCAAAAAAAAACGGCCTTCAGAGGCCGTTAAACACTTTTAGCTTAGAATCCTTTGCAGGACTATATCTTGAGAGATATATTTCTACCAGTCCATATTTTTAGAGAAATATTGAGCGGTCATCTTCTCTATTACCTGCTCTTTCTGCTCTTCGCTCAACAGTTCATGCTGTTTAACAACTAAATCAAGCAGGACTTCTGTGGTTTTATAAATCTGCCCTTTTCTCCAGTTTGACAGTGTTTGATAATTGAACCCGTATACCCGAATCAATCCGTTATCCTGCTTACATCCCAAGGCTTCTTTTAGTATGACTAGACGCTCTTTACTCATTTATCTCCATAGTATTCATTTATGATATTTCTGATGACTTTTTGCCCTGCATCAGTATGTAAAATATTCGAATCAAGCCGAAACAAAATATCGTCAGCTTTTTGGAGTTTTGCTTTCAACTCCTCATAATTTCCGGTGTTCTCTATCTGACGGCCTGAATCGTGCCAAGGGACGAAAACTGAGGTCATGCCAAATCCTATCAGTATAGATTCATAAATCCATCCTCCGGGGACTCTTGTAATTTTTGTTGTTTTATCAGAGTTTGTGTATTCATGCAGTTTCATTTTGTAGATGTCTTTCATTTTATTTCCTCATTTAAAGTTTGACTTCCTCACCGAAGAAGTCATATATTAATGGTTAAGGGCTTTCCTGCTCATTTCGAGCATTGGCCGGGATAATTTTTTATATCTGTAAAAGTTAAATACCAAGTTCGGCTAGGAAAGCCTTTTAATAAGCCTTGTCATAAATACAACGTGGCACATGATAAATATAGCCTGCACTCCTCACTAAAAGCACCTGCTCATTATTCTGATGGTATTGGATTGTTCCTCTGAACTTCTTTTTCATCCCACCAATACAACCTGTTATGCTGAAGTTAGGGCATTCATAAATCTTTGCTTGCTCAGCGTCCTCAGCCTTCATGTATCTTATTTTCATTCTTTAATCCTCTTCAATAAAGTGTTGAATGATGCCGTATTGATGTTCTCTATGATAGTGGGCAATTGCTTTAGAGATAAGATTATTGAATTTTAGAAAAGGCATATCGTGGAAAAAAGTCAGATTAACCACCATGATATGCGTATTTGTCCAGCCTGGCCTAATAAGGTTAACCCCCTGGTCTTTAATTTCCATAATATCGGTCATTGTCTGCTTGTATTTCTTCCAGCTCGGACTGTCTTTCCGGATTGTTTTTTCATCTCTTTTCTGTAAATCAGCATAAGAGGTTTCTAAAAACTGCTGAAAATCAACTCGGTTTTTACTGTATTTGAATAAATAACGCTCTCTGCCGTTTTTGTCTTTTTCGATAATTACACCGACTAACAGTAGTTTTTCCATTTTATCCTTTAGTTAATTGTACGTCCTGAAACACACATAATAGTAGCAAATGCCCCCTCAGTATCTCTTCCGCTTATAACATAGATGGCTAGAATATCGCTTGTTACTTCCCATTCCTTGCCTATCCAGTTGTCCTGGCTACCTTTCCAGTTGTATTTGCCTGCACACCATTTGCCCGACCAATACTTTTTGTTGCTCTTTAATATCTTTATAGCTTCACTTCTTTTAATAATTTTTATCTTTTTCCGTGTGTTCATTTTTATTCCTTTACCAAAAGGTTAAGCCGGTTACCCGGCGTTTTGATTAATCAGAAGTTAACTGTTTTTACTTTCCACCAACCGTCTATTTCATAGTCATAATCATCATCGGATATTAACTCACAAAATCGGCCTTCTCTATATCCTTGCCCTATCATCGCTTGAGCATGTTCATGACCTTTCAACATTAGATGTTTGTGGTGTTTTCTAATAACTAAATATTTCCGATATTCTTTATCAGCAATATTGAGATCAAGGTTCTTTATGCCATTCCTTTCATCTGTCCAAAACCTGATGGTTATAGTTTGCTGTTCTTCAATCTGCATTATTTATCCTTTTGCTATAAAGTTCGGGGGAAGGGATAAAGGTTTTTCACCTCTTAGTATTTTCTGTTTAAATGGACTTTCTGTATCAAATTCTATGCAGTCTCCCAGTTCCATATTATCTATTTCCTCAGAGGTCAGCCGTCTCGGATTATCTTTAATTTTTGCTGTTGCCCATTGCTTCCATTCCTCAGCGGTTCTTACATCAGGATACTTTACGTCCTCAACTTTTTCCAGTTCTGCTATCAATTCTTTTACTGTCATTTTTTATCCTTGGTTTGATAGTTTAAAATATGATGATCAAAAGTTGACCAGCATACTCCCTGATTACAATCGTGGCTGTAGTATACGTCTGATAAAATTTCCATTGCTTCATAATCTGTCAATAATATTTTGAAGTCCGTAGACGCGTAATATTTCACATCTGCAATACTCCATTCAAGACTCATTACTTGCTTCTGGAAATCTATCATTTTATCCTTTTTTTTACAGATCATTAAAATATTTAAAAGTGTCCTCGTAAATCAAACCTCTTTTAAAGGATTCTTTCAGGACGGCCTTGTAATTATGTGTCCGTTTGCCGAAAACTGAATAAAACTCTTCGCAGTTAAGAATATCTTTTAAATCACAGTTAGCAAGCGAAGCACTATCCGTAATTTCCACCATATCCTTTACTTTCCGTCCATTACTCAAAGGTATGGATGGATACCAGTTCATATCATTTTTCATGTTCTATCCTTTATCCTGAGTTTGTTTTTTAATCTGTTAAATTAATTCAAGTTGAAATTAACTTGTGTTTTAACATGTCATAAACTCTACTTGAATGAGTTTATTTGTCAAGTACTTTTATCACTTAGACTTGAATTAAGTTAGTAAGTGGTTGAAATGGTTAGAGATAAAAAGTGATTTGTTTTAAAGAAAACAGTTGTCCGGAATTTCCGAACAACTGAATTGGAGTTAAAAAGGGGGAAAGAGAAATAATAAAGAGGTTTGAACCCAGCACAACCCGGCACAAAGTCTTTGACTATTATAACAGAATAATACAAGATAAGAGCAGAAGATAGAACTGTCTTGACATTCCCAGGCTTCAATACATGTGCTGTAGCGTGCTGATTTGTGCTGAATTTGTATCATTTTTTATTTTATTCTACTTATGCGAGCTATCAAAGATCCAACAATACTTGTTCAATTACAGATTGTTTATGAAGGTGGGGATGTATCCTGCCGACAGATATGTAAAGATTTTAAGATAGCGAACAGTACATTACGTAGCTATATTAATAAAAGTGGTTGGAGCAGAAAGAAGCCGGGCGGTGAAGTAATAACATACGCTAAACAATCAGTTATCCTGTCTGAGTTGAATAAAAAGAAGCTACTTGAGTCCGGTGGTGACGAACTATATAAAGCTACTGAAGATTACTTTAAGTGTGCGTCTGAAGTACAATCACAGTCTTATTACAACTTAATGCAACATAAGACATTGGTTGAAGAGACTGACAGGCTTGTTGAGGAAGTGGGAGACGATATAAAGGATATAAATAATTTTTACTTAATACAAAATGCGAAAATGGAGTTTCTTGTAACCAGTCAGAAATTTATAGAAAGCAATGTCAATTCCATTACAAGGACTATGAAGGGAACAAGAGAGAGTTTAGGATTAAGTGACCAGAATAAAGATAAGGCAGGAGACCTTAACATAAATATACTGATTGCAGACGGATTGAGGAAAGGAAGGGAGCGTATTAAACAAATAGAAACAGTAGAGCATAAAGACTTGAACGATGTTGTCATGCCTATGGAACAGATAGAACAATGAAACTTGCATTATCAAACATTGCTTTGGTGGAACAGATAAAGGACTTTGTTTATGATCCGTTAGGCTTTGTTGTCTTTGCTTTTCCTTGGGGGCAGAAAGGGACGGTATTAGAACACAGTAAATTGGAATACTGGCAATTTGAGTTACTGAAGAAACTCGGTAATGACTTAAAGATCAGAGGAAAATTTACAGGAAAGAAGGCTGTTGATCCTATACTTGCCGGAGCTGTAACAGGCCATGGAGTAGGTAAATCAGCTATCCTGGGTATGCTCTGTAGTTGGCTGATGTCTACACGTCCACAATGTAAGGGAACTATCACAGCAGGTACATTTGCCCAGCTTGAAACAAAGACATGGCCTGAACTGACTAACTGGATGAAACTGTCAATAACAGGTCATTGGTTTAAATATAATGCCCGACGTATTCAGCATTTATCAGAGGAATACCTACAGAGTGATGACTGGAGACTTGACATTCAAACCAGTGCTGAAGCCAACTCCGGGAAGTTCGCAGGACAGCATGCCCGTAATTCCAGCTCATTCTATCTGTTTGACGAAGCCAGTGAGATACCTGACAAGATATGGGAAGTGGCGGAAGGTGGACAGACAGACGGTGAACCATTCCACTTCATATTCGGTAACTGCAACCTCAACAGCGGACGTTTTTATGAAGCGGCGTTTGGTATTGCCCGTACTCATTGGAATCTCTTCCATGTTGACAGCAGACAGGTGTCATTCACCAATAAAAATAATATCAACAAACTGATTGAGATGTACGGCCTTGATTCTGATTATGTCAGAGTACGTTATCTTGGTTTATTTCCGAAGAGAGCTTTAAACCAATACATAGGCAATGACCTTGTTGAAATAGCCCAGCAACGTATTATCGAGAAACATGAATATCATCATCTACCTAGAGTGCTGGGAGTTGACCCGGCAGGACATGGTGAAGATGAACACGTTATAGTAATGCGCCAGGGTTATGAGTGTTGGGTATTATGTGCTTTAAAACATATCTCTTATGAAACTATGGGGCTGGCTGCTAAAGTGGCCGAATTAGAGGATCAATGGGAGACATCAGCTACATTCATAGACCAGCATGGAGTAGGTGTAGGAACTATTGACAGGTTAGAGCAGTTAGGCCGTAAACCTATTATGGTTAACTCACAATCGACGGATGTTAAAAGTCCTTTGGAGTACAAGAATAAGAAAGACGAAATGTGGGGGGACATGCGGAAATGGTTGTTTACAGGGGGCTCAATCCCGGCTAATGATACAGTATTGGTACATGACCTTACTACACCACTTAGTATTTACGATGAAAGATTTACTAAGGTTGAGTCTAAAACAGCAATGAGATTGAGGAATGAATCCTCACCCGGCAGAGCTGATGCTTTGGCTTATACCTTTGCCGCACCTGTAAAGACTACAGCGGCTTTGGAGCATTACTACTTGGCAACAGGCCAGCTTGATACTCTGGGAAGGTTTAAAAGACAGAAGGTTAAGAACGAGTATGATATATGGAATAGTGCCTAGATGATAGAGCTTGAAAGAATCGCTGAATACCATGAAGTATACAGGGGATATGCAGAGATATTCCATAATCGGATGATTAAATACAACCTGCTTGACGTGGTTTTTTATGATAGTGACGAAATAATCAGAGCAGACCATATAGAAAGGTTGTTATTGTCAGGAAGTCCGTATATAATCAGACTTAAATCTGAGTTGGTCGGTTTTATTGTGTTGACCAACAGGCGTTTATACAGGGCTGAAATTACCTTTTATACTTGGCCTCCATATTGGGGCAGAGGTTCAGTTGACAGAGGAAAAGCAATACTAAAGCAATTAATCAGTATGAGAGAAAATAAAAGTTTACTGAATCTGTACGGTTTTAGTTCAGCTTCAAATAAGGCAATTAAACGGTATGCTGAGAAGATAGGCTTTCAGAATCCGGTGATGATGGGGATAACCAGTAACAGTGTAGCATTCAGGTATTATAACATAGAAAGAGATTAAACATGAGCGATGTAGATTTAGGCGGGGAACCATTAGGAGGAATTAGATCCCCAGGAAGGGGAAGACCCAGAATTATACAAGCGGCTGAGGGTACTCTTGAAGAAGAGGAGCCTAGAATTATACAAGCAGCTCGTGGTCGTGAGATAACTGATTTGTTTGCGCCCTTACTCCAAGGCGGAGCTGCTATCAGACGGATAAGAGGACGTGGAGCTTCACTTCAACCGGGACAAGGCCAGGGGTTTTTAGGTAGTATTCAGGCTGGAGCTGACCCTGGTGCTTTTGATCAGCTTCTTATGTCTTTAGTTAATGGTGGTGGATTGAGGGGGAGATAGGATGTTGAATGAAAAAACAGATAAGTTTTATTCAACCATATTGATAGTAGTTGGTTTTTCTATACTGATATTTTTTATTATTGACGCAGTTATTAACCGATAATGGCAGGATTCACCCGCAACAACATAGTCATCCGATTAGAAAAGCTCAGATTATCTCTGAATAACGACAGAGAAAGCTGGCTTCAGGACAGCAGACAGATTGCTTCTTTGTTCTATCCTAAACAGATTAAGGCCTTGGATGAGGAACAGCACCCGAATACCGAAAAGGAAAGCCGTCTGAATAATACGGCTATGTCGAGTGTACCTATCCTGGCTTTAAGTCAGATGGCAGCCGGTCTGCAATCAGGATTGGTTACGCCGGGCAGACCATGGTTTAAAAGGGGACTCACTGACCTATCGCTTGAGAAGTCGGGAAGAGTAAGGGAGTGGTTGGATGAAGTCACTAAGATAGAGCTTGAGATATTATCCCGGACTAACTTCTATGACAATATTTTTCTTCTTTTTAAAGCGTCAGGAGCTTTCGGCAGTGGGGTTATGTTTGTATTGCCTGATGATGACAAACATGTCCGTTTCAAGACTTTGGAAATAGGGACATATTATATTGCAGAGAATAAGGCCGGAATTGTTGATTTATGTATCCGTGAGCTGAACATGACAGCCAGACAGATATGGGAAGAGTTCGAGGAACAGAATATCAGTCAGACCGTGATGAATGCCTATAGAGATGAGGGCACCAGAGACACCACCCGTTTTCAGGTGGTCAACGCTGTTCTTCCTAATCCCGATCCATCTGTTACAGGCCTGCCTTGGTTATTTCTGGATGTCTACTACCTGCAATCCTCAAAAGAAGACCCTAATCAGTTTTTAAGATTGTCCGGTTTTGATGAAAAGCCTTTCGGGGCTCCGAGATGGGAGCCGTTTGATGTATATGGTACCAGTCCCGCTATAGATGTTTATCCTGATGCCAAGCAGTTGAACATCATGGAAAAGGAACTGGTCAAGGCTATTCATAAACATGTTAATCCGCCGATGATAGGGCCTGATGACCTGGATGTAACACCTAACGCCATTAATGCTCATTACGGTGAGGAAGGCAAGTTGATCCGTCCTGTTTTCGCCATAGCTCCTGATATTCAGGGTACTTTATTGAAAACAGAGGACTTGAGGTCAACTATCAGAAAAGGCTTGTTTATAGACCTTTTCCAATCTATATTAAGCGCCCCTGATATTCGGATGACGGCAACAGAGATACAGGCCAGACGTGAGGAAAGCCTATTTGCTTTGGGAACTGTAATTGAGAGATTGAGTACTGAAGCCTTAGACCCTATGCTTGACAGAGTTTTTAAAATACTATTGCAGAAAGGATTGATCCCTCAACCACCTGAAGAATTACAAGGACAGGAACTGAAGGTTGAATATACTTCTATTCTTTCTCAGGCTCAGAAGGCCGGAGCTTTAGTATCTATAGAACGGTATGTGAATTTTATTCAGACAGTGGCTCAGAGTCATCCTGAGATATTGGATTCATTCAATTTTGATGCTGCCGCTGAGGAAGTGGGCCAGACTATCTCTGCCAAACTGATTAATGATGCCAAAGAAAGAAAGGTCATCAGAACTGAGAGAGCAAGAAAGCAGGCTTTGGCTCTTCAGGCTGAAGCTGCTAAACAGGGAGCTGATAATTTAAGTAAAGTAGCTGACGCTGACTCAAAGGATTCTGAAGTTGTTAATGAGGTATTGAGGTAATAATTTTTATCAAAGGTTCAAAAATGAATATACCTGATTTTTGGGGTGAATATTTGAGGGAAAAGAGACGAGTGAAAAATTTAGGTGTCGTTCAGTATGATAAAGAGCGTTTCGATAAACAGAATCGGATGTTGATAAATATGGGACTGCAAGAACCTCCTGAAACACAAAAAATAATCAATTTAAGACCGGAAACTACATTAATAGATGAATTAGGTAATCATGGCTGAAACTGATTATGGAGTTGATTATGACCTTAATGAGCGCAAAACTAAAAACAGAATAAAAAAAGAGGAAAAGAATCAGGCTTTAAGCACTGTGATGAATAATCTCTATGGTAGAGATTTTATCCTGATGATAAGAAAATTAGTCCCTGAAAGTACTCCTGTGTCTTATGGCAATAGTGAGAAAACACATTATTTATGTGGACGGCACAGTCTGTATAATGAAATTATGAATCTACTTAAAGCAGCTGACTTCCAGGGTTATCTGAAGCTGCTGGAATATGAAAACGAATTAAAAGAGGTGAGAAAAAAGAATGGCTGAAGAAGGACAGAGTACTGAAAATAATACTGATCAACAGGCAACTCCTGCTGTTCCGGCAGACGGGCAGCAGGCTCCTCAGTCGGGGGAACAAACAACTCCTCCGACAGAGATTATGGGTAAAAATCCGACTGAAACTCAGGCTGTAACTCCTACGGAGATTATGGGGAAAGTGCCTGAAGCGGTACCTCAGGAACAGCAGGCTCCACAGGATGAAGCTGCTAAAACTTCGAATATACCTGCTTCCTACACTGCTTTTCAGAATGCTCCGGAAGGTTTTGTAATGGATCAGGGGACTACTCAGTTGTTTCAGAAAGCCG